GATCTCTTCCTTGTTCGCCTCTCGGTACGCGCGCTGCTTGGCGGCGATCTCTTCCTTGTTCGCCTCTCGGTACGCGCGCTGATAGGCGGCGATCTCTTCCTTGTTCGCCTCGTAGTACGCGCGCTGATAGGCGGCGAGCTCTTCCTTGTTCGCCTCGTAGTACGCGCGCTGATAGGCGGCGAGCTCTTCCTTGTTCGCCTCGTAGTACGCGCGCTGATAGGCGGCGATCTCTTTTTCCTTCTTGCTCTTGGGCAGAAGAATCTCCTTCTCTATGCGGCGCTGTTCTTTGTAATCTTCTGCGTCGAGCACGTCCAGAATACAGTCGTCAAAAGCACAGTTGAAGCAGTCCCTGTTACAAACGCTCACCATACCAGCGCCTCCCCGCCGCGTTCTGCGGTCACTTCGATGTTTCTGTTGTTCTCGCCCGTAAAGCGGATGTACAGGCCGTTTGCCGGGACGTGCCGTCCGATCCAGCAACCTTCCTTCCGGCTCTTCCATGCGTCCAGAACGTCCCGCGCGATGGTCAGGTTCGCTTCGGACAGGTGCGCGTCGTCATCATAAAACGAAAACTCCGACACGCTCACCGCTTCGAGGATGCTGTCCGCGAACAGGCCGCTTTGATCGTCCACCCGGTTCAGCACCACCCACAGCAGCGCCGTCTTCTGCTCCTCGCCCCGCAGGGGGCTTGACCACAGCAGCCGCGCGAGCGTCTCAACCTCCAGCTCGTTGTGGACGTGCTCCCGGATTTCTACCGGAGGCGGGGGAGGTGGCGTTGGCGTTGCCGTTGGGATCGCCTCAAGAAAAATCCATTCGACGGCGGGCGTGGGCTTCGGCTCGTCCTCTGCAAGCGCAGTCGCGCCGCACTGTGCCGTGATTGCCGCAAGCAGCGGCAGCGTTGCCAAGTAAACTCTCAGTTTCTTCATGATTTGCCTCCTTTAGCAGTCTCGCCAGAACGGACAATCTCCGCCTCCGCCCGGCACAAGCTGCATCCGCAACAAAGCGCGGCGCAACTCACAGTTCTTTGCATCTCGTCCGCGTTTCTCGCAGAAGATGCACTCGTCAACGTTGCACAGCACGGTAACGAGGTCGTCGTGTTTCACAAAGTGCATGTCGTCTGTTCCGCGTGGGTCTGTCCGTGTCGTACAGATCAGCTCGACGTTGTCCGCCATCCGCCGGAACCCTGCCGCCGCATCTTCGTCTAGGTCGCGCACCGCTGCGGCGATAGCCTTGTTCGCGTGGTTCGCGATGGCCTGCAGGCTGCGCTTGACCTCTTTCTGGTTAGGCAGATTTGGGTGGTCAAGCAGTTCCAAGGCGAACTCCTTCACGCCGAACATGCTGTACAGCGTCGACTTTTGGCGGGCGTTAAGATAGCTGTTCATGTGTTGCCTCCGTTCCAAGCATCATCCGCTGCGCCAGATTACCAATCATCGCGTTCAGGTTTTGCGGCATCACGGAAACGTCCCTTTGTTTGGCGCTTTGCGTCTCCCATGCTTTGAGGAATTGTCCCCGGACGACGCCTACCTCCGTACTATCGCAGATCGCGAGAAACCAACGATCCGCGAACGCCCTTGCATACTCCGGTATGCGCTCAAGCGCCTTGTGTTTCAGGTTCCTGCCGTACAACGAAACGCCCTTGCTTGTCAGGCTCCACAGTTCCTCTCCGGTGATGCGCGTCTCCGGCGCAGAGAACTGCAATGCACGAGACCGAATGTCGCTGATGCTCGGCGCAAAGGGGCTCGTTGCCGCGTGCGCCCTGATCGACGCCGCTGCGAGGGTCGCCGGGATGTCGGCAAGCATCTCGCACCAGATTTTGACCATTGCCGCATCTGCTCTCGCGAACGATGCTTCGCGAGGATACAGCGCTGCGATTTGCGCAAACAACTTGATCGTCTCGTTCAGATTCATTGGCTTGCCTCCTCTTCGGCGAACATCGTGTACAACCGTCTCAGGTTTGCGTAACGGTCTTCTTCCTGCGGCTCTATCTGTGTTCCCTCATCCTCCCATCTTCTCTGGTTGAGCCATGTAGCGGGATGTGGTATGTACTGTCCGTTGTCCCGTGTCCAATCACTACTACGCTTTTGAGCTCTTAGTGCTTCTAGGATTGTGTCAAGAAGAGTAGTATCGGGTTCAAGTTTATTGAACGCCTTAATCGCTTCTTGCTTCGATACTTTTTTGGGATATTCGTTCCAGAATCTATCAAACCCAAACAAAGGGGTAACAGACAGTCTTGGATTTTCTTTCTTTTGGTTCTTTTCTTTCTTTTCCAGTCGTGACGACTGGTGACGACTGGTGACCACTGGTGACGACTGGTGACCACTGGTCGAAGCCGTTCGGTTTCGTCTGTTCCGTTCGCAGAGACGGGCATAGTCTGCATTGTCTTTGTCTATCTTCGACTTCGCCACTTGCCAGATTATTCTCTCGTTCCCGCGGAGCTCCGGGAGCTCTCCGTACCGTGCGTATCGCAGCATGGCCGTGAAGAGCCGCCCTTTTTCCGCGTCACCGAGTTCTTTCAGGTAATCCTCGAAGTCAAAGTAGATCTTGATGTGTCTTTCCATGCCCTGCCTCCTCAGAACGGGAGATCGTCGTTTGTAATCTCCGTGAAGCCGCTGATATCAAGCGGCTGCATCGACGGCGCGGGCGCTGCTGCGGGCTGCTGATGCTCGCTGCGCGGGGTCAGGAACTCGACCTCGTCCGCTGTGACTTCGAGAGAGAAACGCGGTGTGCCGTCCCTGCCCTCGTAGGTGCGGGGCTGCAATTCGCCGATGACAGCGACCTTGCGCCCCTTGGCGAGGTACTTGGCGCAGGTATCTCCAAGTTGCCGCCACGCATTGATTCGAAAGTAGTCCGTGACCTTTTCGCCGTTCTGCTGGGCAAAGCGTCGGTTGACGGCGATGGAGAAGGAGCAAACGGTCGCACCGTTGCCGGTCGCGCGGGTTTCCGGATCGCGGGTCAGGTTTCCCGTCAGTATAATTTTGTTCACTCGCTCGCCCCCTCCATTGAAATCACTATGGTCTGCTTCTCCGGTTCTTCATAGCCGGACACGTCCTTGACTTCCTCGACGGTCTGCAAGCCCATCAGAGCGTGCGGACAATGAACGCGGGCGAAGAACGCGGCGGCGCGGTATTGAAGCATCTGCTCCGGCATGGTCAGCCACTTGCTGCCCTTCTTCGAAAGCCATCCCTCGGCCTGCGCCATGCGCATGTCGATGAGCGTTCCCGTGAGCGTTTCGCCGTCCGACAGTCGGGTACATGTGACGTAGCATCCATAATTCGGCTCGCCGGGCGTTCCGACGAAAACGAACTTGAGCGGCGAGAACAGGCGCGTCCCGTTGATCAGTGCGATGCAGGCCTGTCCGCTCCATGCGGGCTTGCCCTGCACGACATACAGGTTTTGCATCACGATCATGGGGGAAATGCCCATGCGGTTCGCCATCTCGCAGGCAACGAAGCAATTCGGCACGTTACCCTGAAACTGCTGCGGCACGATCTGCGACGCGGCGTGGAACTTCGCGAGCTTATCCAGCGTGTTCAGCACCTTCGGATCAGTCAGCATCGTGGAGTAGCTGTCTGCGACGGCCATAGCGCCCGCGTCAGTCTGCGGTGGTGTTGCCATCTGGTTTTGTTCCATTGGTTTCTCCTTTCCTTCTGGTTTTTTTCTTGAGTGCGTTGTGGAGCGTCAGGCAGGATCGGAACTCGGCCATCCCCGCGTCCACAATCTTGAAACGATACTCTCCCGTGTTGCGGAGATTCAGGTACGCCACCTGATCCACTGGCATGTCGTTCGCGTCTGCGAGCAAGGAATACCCGGCAAGCTGCGCCGACACGAGAGTTGTCTTGACCACGCTGTTGCTTTTGATGTCAACGATGGTGTTCTTGCCGTTGATCGTCCCGTAGCGGTCAAGCGTTCCGGCGTAGCGCTGTTCCGGATGATACATCGCGTGTTCGATGCGCTTCCAATCGGGCTTGTGCTCCTGCAGAAAGCGGATGTATGCCCGAATGTACGGCTCGATGTCAGGCGAGATTTCGCAGCTCCCGTAGCGGTCGATGTTCTCGCATGCCTTATGGACGCGGCTGCCGCGATCTGCCGCGTTGTCGAGCCGCCACTGCGTTACGCTGTCGTAGATTTCCCGGCTCATGAAGCGCAGGACTTCGGACACGCTCGGCACAGTCTCGCCGTCCACCTGATAGCTGTGGTCAGCGTCGAAAAAGATCAACTTTGCCATGTCAGCTCGGGTCGTCCTCGTCCGATTCGCAATCCCTGCCGAGGCTCGAGACAAGTGTGCTGCGGAGCAACAACGCTGCTTCATTCGATGGAATCTCGGGCCCGCCACTTTCCGTAAGGAAAGCAAAAAACGAATCCGCAATCGAAGCGAAGCTGCACAAGACCATCTCCAGATCAGCGTAGTGGACTTCCAGTTGCGTCGTTCCTTCTCGTGAATCCGAGGTCACGACGACATATCTCTTCTGTTCTTCCGAGTTTTTTTTGACTTCTTCCATATGTGTTGGCCTCCTGTTGTTCGTGTTATTCATCGTCCCAAATCGTCCCTGCGCCGAGCCCCGTCCCGTCCGGCAAACTGCGCCGGGGCGGGTCGGCGTTCACTTTTCTAACAACCTCAAGTGCTCTGGTAAGCGAGCCGATCGCTTTAGTAGCACTTTGCACAGCCTTCCGATCGCCGGTTAAGCAAATGCCGGCCTGTCTTTCGATTGCCGCGGTGAGCTTCCGCTCGAGCTCTTTGTAGTCGGTTCCAATCTTCTCTTCCATACTTGCCTCCTTAAACAATTTTGTCGTTGAGTGATAAGTAATCGGCAATGGCCTCGTAGTCCTCTTTGCTGAAAGCATCCTTGAGCAGTTGCCGCGCTTCCTCTACGATCTTCTCCATGCAGAACACGCAGATATCGCCGTTGCCGTGTACGCACATATCGAGAGTACGAACCGTCTGCCCGCAAAGTGCGCAGTCCTTGGCCTCGTCGATTTCGTCGCTTCCGCAATGCGGGCAAACGAACCAGTCCTCGCCAATGTCGCCGCCGCCGTCCTTCTGGATCAACGGCATGTCAAACGCCTGCTTGCAGTCCGCGCATACATATCCGTCCATGTTGTTCTCCTGTGTCTGTGTGGAAGGGAGGGGCAGCGGGGGAACGGTGAAAGGAAGCAAAACCCGCCCCCCGCCGCTGGGCTGACGGTGAACCAAGAAAGCCGTCATTGCCCTTTCTGCGGATATAGGGGAGCAATCGTTGCGCGCTGCACGAACTCCTCAAAGTCGGAACGCGCGACACGATACTCCTGATTGCCTACCCGCAAGTGTGGAATCTGTGCCAAAATGAGCCTACGCGCCTGCTGGACGTGGATGCCGAGCTCGTCGGCAACTTCCTGCGCGGTCATGAATTGATTTGCCATGGTTTGCCTCCTGTCTCCTTTCGTGCCGTGCTATAATCGACGCGGAAGGAGGTGTTTTTTTGTGGTAAATCCGAACGCGGTGTACAATGAGATTCGGAACAAAGTCGGAGCGGGCGATCTGACCGATCAACAGCTTCGCGCCGTTGCGGACGCTATCGCTGCTTACCTGAGTTCCAACAGCTTCAAGCAGCTCGTCCGCTCCATCGTCAGGGAGGGTTAGCGCTCCGCGTCGGGGGCGTTGCCAACAACGCCTCCGATGTTCAGAAAATCCTTTGCCGCACACATGGCGGCTTCGATCATGTGGTAGGAAACACGCTCTTCGGCAAGAATTTCCGCAATCTTGCGTCCGATGCGGCGCGCCTCCGGACTTTCGGGGTTGATATACACGCTCTTACTCCTTTCCCGCTTTCTCTGCGCGTTCCTTCATGTCTGCCATCGCCTCGCCGTACCCAATCGTATGCTCGATCTTGTCGTCCGGCAGGTAGTTCGCGACCTCTGCAAGCCGCTTCAACTTTTCTTTTCTCTCGTCGCTCATTGCGAACCTCCTGTGTTGTAATCTGGATTCCATTTGCAGTCACGACACTTATCTCCATACTTGCGCTTTGCCTTTCGGTAATTGCTCTTTTTGCCGAATAGTCTGCGCTTCCAGTTGTGATGCTGCATCTGTTCGTCGATGTAGCGGAACCACGTTTCCTTGCCGACCTCTGAGGCTTGCAAGGTTATTTCTTCCTCGATCATCCGAGACAGCCGCTCGCACACCTGCGACTTCTCTGCGCCATCGGCAACATCGTATAGCAGCGCCGTCAACTGCCGGATTCGGTATTCATGGTTGCGAACCATCGCGTAGCCTCCTGTGATGTAATCTCTATACGCGTTCGCGTGGCTCACATCCCTGTGAGCAGCCGACCAACCAGCGCGCCAACAATTCCTCCAAGAATGCAGAAAAGATAAAAGAACTTGTCTTTCATTGCGTCCTCCTCTCCCGTTCGCTTTGGTCAGCGGGAGCTTTTCGACTCCCGTTGTGATTATATTAACCCACGTCGAGAGCTTTGTCAACCCCTGTTTTTAAATTTTTGTTGACATTGTGAGTTTTTTGTTTTATCCTTTTTGCATGGAGGTGATTGGGTGAAAACCAGATTGAAAGAACTCCGAAAGTGTTTAGGCCTTACCCAAACACAATTTGGAGAAAAGATAGGTGTTAAAGGAAATACAATCACAAATTATGAAACGGGCACGAGAACCCCGTCCGATGCGCACATCCTTTCCATCTGCCGCGAGTTCGGCGTGGACGAGCTGTGGCTTCGTTACGGCGATGGCGATATGTTCGTGCAGAAGCATCCAAATGAGGAAATCGAGGGCTTTATGATGGACGTCCTGCGCGGCGACGACGGGTTCAAGCGCAGGTTTGCACGGATGGTCGCGCGCCTGACCGAGGAGGAATGGGAAATCCTAGAACGGAAGATGCGAGAGCTGATGGAGGAATAGCAAAACAACAAAAGGAAAGGGGCTGCGAAAGCAGCCCCTTATATCCGAGGACAAGCGGCAGGGCGGTGTATCCTGCATCTCAGGTACCCTTTCGGGTGCGTCGGGAACCGTTTCCGACCTCACTCATCCAAAGAAGTATATTCACTTTACATGCACATTATACCGAAATAGTTTGCGAATTGCAACCGAGAAAGGAACCGCCATACCGCGGCTCCTTTTGCGTTGGAGCGAGCTTTTCTAAACAGCCCGCTGCGCAAGCCGATACATCAGGTCTACGTCGTCGTCCTTCATGCGCTCAAGCATCCTTGCGATGCAGTTGATTTTCCGCGCCCGCGCGGGTTCTGTAGCGGGAGGAACGAGCAGCACCGTGGCCGCGAGCACGGTCGCCTTGTCGTGCGTGTCGAGCAGATCAAAGGCGTGTGCAGCGACGTCCGCCATGCCGTCGCGGTCAAGTCGGGAGAAGTTTGTCAAAAAGTATTCGCGCGGGTCGATTGCTTCGCGTGGCAAATCCATAAAAACCTCCGATTTTTGGGTATAAAAAACAGGCCAAACCCTTGTTTTTGGCGGCGGGAATTGTTAGTATGGATTTATCACGCGAAAAAAAGAAAAAATAGGGTAATTCTTTAGGATGTGGATTCTAAAGTCTCCGGCTTCCATTGTGTCGCTCTCCTTCCTGAATAGGGGGGGGCGCAGGTGGCCAACGTATGGCACACGCCGACCACCTGCCTGTGGGGCGCGGACTTTCCGTCCGCAGTCTTATGATAGCAAAGACTATTCTCCCGCGATAGCGCATTTTCAGGATGTTCGCGTGGACATTTTCTCAGTGAGGGCAGGGCGCTATTCTGCCCGCTTAATGCAATCTTAACGTAACAATATTCTACTGTGGGGGCATCATCATGGATCTTGACAATGCAAGAAAAGTTATGGAGGCGCTCGCTTCGCGGCGCGTATTGCTCGGCAAATCATGGAACGACGTTGCGAACGACTGTTATAAAGACGTGAGCACGGTGAAAAAGCAGATGGCGGCGGACAGCAATCCGCGCCTGTCTACGGTTTGTCAGCTCGCGGACGCGCTGGGCGTGGAGCTGCTTGTGGTCTCGGAGGAGAGCGTCGCGGCGAGCGTCAGCAACGATGTGGAGGCGTACCGCGCAACCATTGCGGAGCAGCAGGAGAAGATTGACGAGCTGTTGGAACTGCTCGATACAGAGCGCGCCCGCGTGGAGCGCAGGAACGCGACGATTGCCGAGATGGCGGAATCCGCAAAGCGCAAGGAGCGGATGGTCGAAACAATGTACGAGTCCATCGAAGAAAAGGACAAGATGATTGCAAAGCTGCTCAAGGATACAGGGCGCGTGTGAGCGTTTTTGCAGCGCAGGCGAGGGTTTCCCCGTCCGGCGCGCGACAGACGTGTTGCAACTTGTTTAAACAGGCTTATTTTCGACGTTGCTTTTTGTTGGTCGTTCGGATATAATAAAAACAGCAAAAGGCGTTGCCGGTAAACGGTTGACCCGAGTGTTAGTTATTTGGAATAACCGCTACATTTGGTCGTGTGGGCGGTTATTTCATTCTCGCAGAAAGCAAAGAAACGATCCCGATCACTACGAGACAGAACGAAAAGAGTTCCGACCAAGTAACCAAGGATACCACCCCCTTTCGCCGGGAGTGGTCAACCGCCTACCATTTATGGCAACGCCTTGCATGTAGTATAACAGCATATTTTGTCGGTGGCAATCATGGCAAGAAAGAAAAGGGACGACGGTCGCGTACAGGTGCAGGTAGACATCGGCGTGACCGAGGATGGAAAGCGCAAGCGGAAGTATTTTTACGGACGCACGCTCAAAGAGGCGAACGCCGCGCGGGATGCGTGGCTCGCCGAGCAGGAGCGGCGCAGGCGCGTGACCATCGCAGACGCAGACGTGACGCTCGAAGAGTGGAGCGCCATGTGGCTCGCCTCCATCGAGGGAACAACGCAGGGGACGACGCACAAAAGCACGGTGAGTGCCGTTAAGCAGCAGAATGATTTTGTGTTCGGCGACAACCACACAAGGCTCGGTTCGCTGCGCGTCGCCGATCTCAGGCCAATACACATGCAGACATACATGCGCAGCCTTGACGGCAAGAGCAGGTCTACCATTTCGAAGCGACGACATGTTTTAAAAAGCATCCTGAACGCCGCTGTCGCAAACGACATCATCCAACGGTCGCCGTGGCAGGACGTGAAGGCGCCGCGCGGGACTTACACGGGTCACAGGGCGCTGTCCGAGAGCGAACAGCGGATGATTGCCGAAACGTGGCGGATACATCGGTGCGGAGTCTGGGCTATGCTCATGCTGTATGCGGGGCTCCGGAAAGAAGAACTTGCAGCACTGGATGTGCAGGACGTTGATTTGGCGGCGGGAGAAATTCGCGTCAGCAAGGCCGCAATTCTGAAAGAGGGCGGGCGAGTCAAGGAGACCAAAACGAGCGCAGGAACGCGCGTTATACCGATACCTCCGCAGATCGCAACCGTGCTGGCCTCCGCGATTGCAGGCAGGCGGCGCGGACGAATCGCGCTGTCGGCGCACGGAGAACCGCTCACCGACACAACGTTCAAGCGCGCTTGGGACAGCTACCTGCTTGCTCTGGAAAAAGCGCTGAACGGGTTGCCAACAGAAAGCACGCAGGGATTCCGGCGAGACAAGGCGCGCGAAAAGATCGAGGCGGCAGGTCGAGACTATGTATCGCCGCAGCGCTTCACGCCGCACGACCTCAGATACACCTACGCAACGATTCTGTATGACGCTGGCGTGGACGTGCTCACGGCGGCGGCGCTCCTTGGACACGACGACGTGAGCGTGACCATGGGCATCTATACGCAACTGTCGCACGGGAAGAAAAAAGAGGGCGTGGATAAGTTCCTGGACTACATGAAAAATAAAATCTGATGCACGGCGATGCACGAAAAGACCGCTCTTTCTGAGCGGCTTTTTTATCGCATGGCTGTCAAATGGCTGTCAAAACGTTAAAACATCCGAAGCCGCACATGCGCGAGGGAATGAAAAAAGCCCCGAAATTCGGGACTTTTTTGTGGTCTGGGTGAGAAGATTCGAACTTCCGGCCTCTTGAACCCCATCGAGTTACGCTGTCAAAGTTGCAACACGTTGCAACGAGGAAAACACGCAAAAAACCTAGATTTTATGCGGGTTTTCAGATTTTCCGGAGAAGCGTGGCGACGCGCAGAAACGCGCAGAAAGTTTTTGTATGGCTGTCAAAATGGCTGTCAAAAAGCCCCGAAGAATTTCGGGGCTTCTTTGCCTGAGCTTGCACGTCACGATTTCTGCGTTAAGCCGACAATATATGCATCCACGATGTTTTTGATGTCGTCCTTTGTAAACGTCTCTTTGTCGCTTACTTCAATGGTTTTAAGAATGTCATAAGCCATTGCCTTTTTCACATCGGTCGATTCTCTCTCCGTTGGCATCGTCTCACCCCTTTCTCTGCGCTTCAATGTCCCGCCTGATCAGGCGTTTGATGTAGCCCTACACGATCATCTCTCGTGTCTAGCATACCACATCCGGGAGCGCTCGTCCAGCGCAAGCGGTGTTGCGGGATCGTCTGCGTACTCCACGACGCCCAAGCGGACAAGCGCCCTGATGATCGCATCCATCATGTTCCAACCTCCTTATCGTTCCCACTTGCCTTTTGCGGTGTCCTGCACCGTCTCAATGCCGGGGTTCTGCTTCTGCAATTCCGCGAATCGCTTAAACGCTTTGTGGCGCTCCGTCCCTTCGTACATTTCGCAAAGCTCGTCTTGTTCGCTGCCGTCTGCAAGGCGGCGGATGATTCGCACATAGTAGAATTTATGATTACTGTAATAGTTGATCTCGCGCTTGATCTTTAGAATGCGCGTGTAGTCCATTGTAAGAAGTTCCTGAGCTCGTTCGGCAAGCATGGCGCGGTATTTCTTCATGGCTTCAATAGCGGCTTCTGCCTCTCTTATATGCCCCGCTGTCATGCTGTCCCAGAATGTCAATGTTTTCATATCTGCCATGCCTTTGGGGTTGTGCATGATGATATACAGGTTGTGCTTTTCTTCGTCGTGGTATTCAAACATGGGGAGGTACTCCTTTTACAAACCGATTTCGTTTAATCTGTTATCGATATTTTTAAGTAACCATTTATCGCGCGGTATATATGCTTTTACTTCTGGACAGCGGACGAAAAAATCGTTGTTGTATCCATATTCACCTTTCGCGTATCGCCACGCATCAAGAAGTGAAATAGTGTACTTGCGTAAGTCATCTGATGACAGCGTTTTGATGTCTGTTTGCAATAAAGATTGCGCTTTCTTAAAATTCATGGGGCTGCTCCTCTATAAAATATCTGCTTTTGTCTCTCTGCTTGTTTATATATTCTTGCAACGGCGCGGAATCTTCACACATTGCAAGTTGCTTGTTTCTGTAGGTTTGGCAGCAACGGTTTTTAGTTAGAGCTTCTTTTACTATGTACAATTCTTTGTAGTACAGGATATACATTTGCTTTTCCTCAATCTTCGGTGGCAGGTTCTGCGGGGAGTTCGTAAACGATTTTGCAACGAATTAGAAAGTTTATGATGCGGTCAAGGATGGCGTTTCTCCTTTATGCAAATTTAATGTGTCCGCTTTTAGTGATATATGCTATCTTGTGTTCGGTCGGTAGGTTCTGCAATTCTCGGATGGTTCGAACTCTTGCAATCATTCTTGTGGAATCGTTGAATAATACTCGGTTGCGCTTATCAAAATACTGTTCATCGGTTAATGCGAAATAGGTTTTCATGTTAGACATTTGTTTTTCAAAAACTGTATACATGTTATTGCTCCTTTCCCGCGTTCGGGGCTTTACGCCCCGATCCGCTCCCGCTGATACTCGCTGTACTTGCCATCCGCGCCGACTTTCTGACTGCCGTACTTGTTGCGGATTTCCGACATTTCATAGCGTCCCCGGCTCCAATGGCTTCCCGTTTCGGCATGATGCCAATACCACATTTTTTTATTCTGCGACCAACGGCAACCCGCCGCTTTCAATGCGTCCTTGTGTTCTTTGGTGTTGCCGCCGATCCAGAGCCAACGCCCGCACAGCTCAACCTCCAAGCCGTCAAGGCTCATGAGGACGGAAACGATATTGATGAATTCTTCCGGGGTTTCGGTTGTCTTGTGCTGCTCGTCCGCTGTCGCGTTGTGCGCGTCCTTCAAGCGGTTGTGCATCTCTGCATATTCGTTGTTGATCGACTGCATGGTCGCGGTGTCGCCGCCGTGGTCGGGGTGGAATCTAAAAGCAAGTTTGCGGTACGCTGCTTTGAGTTCGTCGAGAGTCTTGCAGTTGGTGAAGTATTTCATGGGGGTGCTCCTTTCGTTGTGCATACGTTGTAAGTATGTTATTTTTTTGAGGGCAATTACTCGCCCTCGTTTTTTTTGTGGGCTTCGATTCCGAGCCGTAAAAAGTACGTAACTCCTTCCGTGTCTCGGTGAGCCTCGATAAAGTCAATCAGGTCTGCTTCCGTGTCCCTCCGTAGTCCCACCGTGTAACGCTTGTAGGTCTTAGCGTTCCAACGGTTCTTGACCTCGCTGCTTGTAACAGTTTTTCGTTTCTGCATTTAGTTCATTCAACGTCTTTAGGCTTGTACTTCTCGGAGCCCGTCTCGACCCATAGGATGAAATCAACAATTTCCGTGTCAGTCCATCCCTTGGCTCTAAGCCCTTCCATGATTCGCGCAGATTCTTGCATGTTCATGCTTGCGTCGCTCCTTTCTGTCGTGGCGTTTTGCCCTCCCGACGCTGACATCATACAGCATACGTCATACGGATGTCAACCCCTTTTTGCAAAAAATTTTTCAAGCCTGACGGTTCCCCCCTACGGGGGGAAAAAGTTTTTCGATCGCCGAATTGTAAACAATTTGTGAACGGGTTCGGGGAACTTCTCCAAGCGTTCCAGCGCATCGCCGCACGTCGATGGTCGCCAAAATTGCAGCAGTGACAGAAGGGGCGTTGTTGTGGTAACGTGTATGTGCGGCGTGATGGAGATCACCCGCAAGCCCCATGATTTGCCACCCCAGACAGCGCCGGGATCACCCCCCCGGCGTTGTCAATTTTTGGGAGAGAGAGGAGGCGGATACCATGGCAAAAAAATCCGTACCGGCGTTCGTCGATCCGGTCGAGCTGGAGCAGCGAGTCGAGGCGTATTTTGACCACTGTGCAGCATCACGGAGGGAGATCGTTTTGCGGTCTGGTGATGTCCGAGTAAGAGAGGAATCCCCAAGCATTCTAGGTCTCGCTCTTTGGTTGGACTGTAGTAGAGAAACAATATATAGCTATATCAACAAGGATGATTGTAGAAAATTGGACGAGGATGTATATAACAATATATCTGACATCCTTTCCCGCGCGCGAAGCCGCTGCGAGGCGGCGCTGGTTCAACGGGCAATGAACGGAGATTGCGACCCGAGGACGGCGGCACTGCTGCTGACCAACTACGGTTACGCCGCCAAGGCCGAGACGGAACAACGGGTGACGGTATCTGTCACAGGAGCCGCCCAAGACGCTGCCGAGTGGAGCAAGTAACGGTCTGCATAGTATGCAAGCCAAGCAAAACAGGCCAGTAGCGTACGGCAATCCGGGTGATATGCAGCGATATTCGCCGGATATGCAGACTCTATGCACAAATCTATTCGTTAAACATTACTTTAACGCATAGTTTTCGACCAAGGCTGATGGGAGTTGATAACATATAATGTGTTATTCTTCTCCCCAATGGCTTTTCTTTTTTTTACATAGGGGGTTGGATTTTTCTAAATTCCACTACCCTACATGAAAAAAGGCAGTTGGTACCATACACACACCTAGTAGATACTATATATCCCCCCACCCGTGTCTACTACAAAACACACAACCCGGTAGCGCCTCCATCAAGGTGTTCCGGGTTTTTTGATGTCCGAAAGGAGGAGGGCTCATGGCAGGAAAGACGCTCGTGCTGGCCGGGGAACCAAGCGCCCGACAGAAGGAGTTCTTTCTGAGCACGGCCAAGCACACGGCATACGGTGGCGCGAGAGGCGGCGGCAAGAGCTGGGCAATGCGGCGCAAGTTCGTGCTGCTTGCGTCCCGCTACGAGGGGTTGCGGCTTCTGCTGCTGCGGCGGACGTTTCCGGAGTTGGAGTCGAACCACATTCTCCCGTTACTGTCGGAGCTGAACGGTTTCGCGAAGTACAACCAAACGCAGCGAGTTTTCAAATTCCCGAACGGGAGCCTGTTGAAGCTGGGGTACTGCGACGCGGACAAGGACGTGTACCAATACCAAGGCCAAGAGTACGAAGTGATCGGCCTTGAGGAAGCGACGCAATTCACGCCGTTTCAAATGCAGTTCATCGCGACGGCGAACCGAACGACGCGCACGGACTTCTCGCCGCGCATGTACTACACCTGCAACCCGGGCGGGCCGGGTCACGACTACATCAAGCGTCTGTTCATCGACCGGGACTTTGTGGAGGGCGAGGAGCCGAGCGACTATGTGTTTATTCCGGCGCGGGTATCGGACAACACGGCGTTGATGACCGCTGATCCGACGTATGTGCGAAACCTGCAAGTATTGCCGGAGCACCTGCGGCGCGCGTACTTAGACGGCGACTGGGACGTAATCGAGGGTCAGTTCTTCACGGAATTCCGGCGCGAGAAACACGTTTGCAAGCCGTTCGCGATTCCGGCGGAGTGGCGGAGGTTCCGCGCGATGGACTGGGGCTACAACGACCCGTGCTGCGTGCTGTGGTTCGCGGTGTCTCCGGACAAGCGCGTATATGTGTATCGCGAGATTTACCAAAACCAGACGTTGGCGGCGGACATGGCTGCGCTGATCAAGCAAGAGAACGGCGTAGACCGCTGCTCATACACGGTCGCCTCGCCGGACATGTGGCAAAAGCGCGGCGTTCGCGACGCAATGGGCGGCGAGAGCATTGCCGAGACCTTCCAGCGCGCCGGAGTGCCGCTGATCAAGGCAGACAACAGCCGCGTCGTCGGGTGGCAGCGGGTGCGCGAGAACTTCGCGGTCGCGCCGGACGGGCTTCCGTTCGTGCAGATTTTCGAAACATGCACGAACCTGATCCGAACGCTGCCGCTTTTATCGATTGACCCGCACGATAAAGAGGACGTGAGCGACGGCTGCGAGGATCACGCGGGCGAGGCGCTGCGTTACGGGCTGATGTCGCGCCCGTCTCCTGCCAAAGCGAAGCAACAGAACAAGGCAAGGGTCTTGAGGTTTGACCCGCTCTACGAGCCACAGCGCGCCGTGAGCGGATTTTTTAATTTATAGCGAGGTGAGGAAATGGCGAACGAAAAGAGCGTAATGCAAACGATCCGGGAGGGGCTGACCGTACCGCACCGACCGGGCGACGCTGACACATCGTTTGCGGACGCGATCTACGAGCTGTTCGCGGAGTTCAAAGACGACTTCTCGGACGAATGGGAGCGCATCGACGACAACGAGCAGATGTACAAGGGCAACCACTGGGAGGGCGCGGAAGAGCAGATCGCGGAGAGCAAGAGCAACTTCCCCAAGCCGTCCACGCCCATCATCACCTCGACCATCGAGAACATCAAAGCAGACCTCTCGGACGAGTTCCCGGAGGCTGTTTTTCTGCCCGACGCGCACGGAAGCGAGAAGGTCGCAAAAATCTTGACGCGGGTCATCGGGCAAGAGCTTGACGTGTGCGGCTGGGAGCGCGAATACGACCTGTTGGCGCAAGACTTTCTCAACTGCGGCTGGGCACCGCTTGAGATCGGGTACGACCCATTCCTGAACGGCGGCATGGGCGGCAGCTACATCCGTTACGTTGTGAACAAGAACTTCCTGTGCGACCCGCAGTGCGCGGACATCCAAGACGGGCGAGCGATCTTCAAGTTCGAGAAGAAGCCCGTGGACTGGTTCGTGCAGCACTATCCGGAGCATGCGGAGTACATGGAGGGTGACGACGACCTGATCCCGCAGGATCACGGCGAGTTTGGCGCAACGACCGCGCCTGCGGAGAACAACGCCTACTGGCTGATCGAGGCGTGGTTTCGCGTGTACGACCCCGAAAAGAAGAAGCACGCGGTGCACATGGTTCAGCTTGCGGGCGGGCAGGTGCTTACCAACAGCTACGAGGAGAAACCGGAGGGGTACTTCAAGCACGGCATGTACCCGTTCAAGATCGCGCGCCTGTTCCCGCAAAAGGGCAGCGCTCTCGGCATTGGCATCACAGACCTGTTCAAAGACCCGCAGCGCTACAGCGACAAGCTCGACCAAATCCTGCTGGTCAACGCGTACCGCGCATCGCGACCGCGCCTGTTGATTCAGGACGGCGTCGTGGACATCGACGACTTCAAGGACTTCTCCAAAGAGGCAATCGTCGTGCAGGGCGTTCCATCCGCCGTAGCGCAGTGGCAGGAGACGCAGCCGCTCCCGTCGCACCTCATGGCATACGTCCAGAGTATTCGTGAGTCCATCAAGACGGAGAGCGGGTCGAACGACCAGAGTCGCGGCCAGACCGCAAGCGGCGTAACCGCCGCGTCTGCGATCACCGCGCTACAGGAAATGAGTACGAAACGGTCGCGCATGGAAGCCCGTGCGCTCGCATTCGAGTTCCGCGAGGCTGTGCGCATGCAGGTGGACATTCTGCGCGAGTTCGCAACCGTCCCCCGCAAGGTGGCTGTCACCATCGACGGCAAGCAGTCTGTTGAGACGTTCGACCGCGGAAGCCTCGTCAAGCTGCTCAAAGACGGCACAGAACTGCCCATCGAGTATTACATCGACATTCGCAGCGCAAGGCAGACGCGCTATGCCAAACTCGCGCACAACGAGCTCTGGCTTGAGATGATGCGTACCTTTGCCGGAACGGTTGATCCGGTCATCATGCTTGAGGGCTTGGAGTCCGAAGAGAAGGAAACGCTTCTCGACAACATCCGGCGTGCGCAGCGTGGCGGCATGCTTGCCCTGCAACGTGAGAACGAGCAGCTCAAACAGATGCTTGCGCAGTTGCAGGATCAGATGTCCGGCTACGAGGACGTCGTCGCGCAGTCGCAGGGCATCATTGCCCGCGACCTTGAAGCGCTGCAGCAGAGCGCATCACCGACCGGCGCAACGGCAGATTCGAGTATGGCGCAGCAGACGACCGCAGCACCACCGACGCTGCAAGAGGCGACGGCAGCGCAGCAATCCATAGCCCCCGACGCGATGGCGGCGATGATGGAGTGATTCCATCCTCGCCGTTTTTGCATACATCGGCATCGTCCGCGCCGTAAGCGGGCGGCGGCGCAAGCCGCACAAGGAGACCCATGGACGAAACCATTGCAACCACGACCGAGGGCATCGGCGCAGAGGCCGATGTGGTCAACCTGTCCGATCTGTTCGCAGACGAGCCGGGCGGCGCAGCCGAGCCGGAGCAGACCGAAACGGTCGCGCCGGAATCGCACGACGGCGGTGCGGAGCCGACCGAACCCATCCGAACACAGAAGGACTTCAACGCAGCGCTTCGCGTTCGTCTGCAAGAGAAAGAGGCGAGCGTCAGCAGGCGCTTCGAATCCTCGCCGGAATACCGGCTTGGGCAGCAGCTCCTTCGCGAACGCATGTCCCGCGATGGCATCACGGCGGAGGAAGCGGCGGCGCGCATCGAGCGCGACATGATTGCGCAGCAGGCCGCCGAGTACCAACAGAACCCGCAGCGGTTCTATGAGGACTATCTTCGGAACCAGACCAACCCCACGGCGCGCCAGAGCGCGCGGCAAGACCCCGCGGCGAGCATCGCGCAAGAGCTGATCGCGGCCAAGGAATCCGGGCTTTTGCCAGACTCTTTCGACCCACAGCGCCACCTTACGCCGGAGTTCATGGCCGACGTACAGGAGTACGGCGTAAAAGCCGCCGCGCGCATCTTTTCGGCGAGCGCGGCAAGCGCAGACGCTTACGCAAGCGAGGTTGCCGCACGTCAACGCGTTCCGCAGCCGATCCGCACGTCCGGTGCGAGCATGAGGCAGGCCAAGCCTGACTTTTCGACCATGACGGACGCGCAGTTCAAGGCGTACAGCGAGAAGATCGACAAGGCACTCGCCACGGGGAAAAAGGTTCGGTTCTGACGATCAAAAAAATTTGATTAGGAGGAACAAAACATGCCCCTGAACACCACGACCTCTACTGCGTCTACTACGGCGCTAAACAAGGACTACTACGACCGCAAGCTGCTTGAGACGGCAAAGACCAAGTTCGTCCACCAGCAGTTTGGCCAGAAGCGCCCCATTCCGAAGAACGAGGGCAAGACCGTTCGTTTCCGTCGCTACAACCTGTTCACCCCGGACATCGAGACGCAGACCCTGACCGAGGGCGTCACGCCTGAGTCTCAGGCGCTCTCGCAGTCCGAGGTCACGGCGACCGTCGCCCAGTACGGCGCTTACGTCGCGATCTCCGACATGCTCGACCTGACCGCCATCGACCCCGTCATCAAGGACTCCACGGAACTGCTCGGCGAGCAGCTCGGCACGGTCGTTGACTGGGTAACGCGCGACGCGATGCGTGCAGGCGCATCCGTCCACTACGTTGGCGGCGGCACTGCGACAAACCAGATTGCAGCCGCAAACGTCATGACCATTGCGGAAATCCGCAAGGCGGTCAAGACGCTCAAAAAGGCAAAGGCACGTCCGTTCTCCGACGGTACGTTCGTCTGCATCGTTGACCCGGATGTTTCCTACGACATCCAGAACGACGAGCTGTGGAAGCAGCTTGCTATCCACGCCGACCCCGAACGCGCATGGAAGGGCGAGATCGGTCGCCTCTTCGGCGTGACGTTCGTGGAGACCACCGAGGGATTTGTCGAAGATGACGCCGGTTCCGCCGGCGCTGCCGTGCATCACTCGATGCTGTTCGGCGCGGACGCTTACGGCGTTATCGACATTGCGGGCAGCTCGGCGATCAAGTCCATCATCAAGCCGCACGGCTCTGGTGAAGATCCCCTCGACCAGCGCGCGACCGTTGGCGCGAAGGTTATGGCCTACGCCGCCAAGGTGCTCAACTCGCTCTGGATCATCGACATTCAGTCCTCCGCATCCTGATAACAAACCACACCGGGGGGAGTGCTACGCTCCCCCCTCTCCCCGCAAGAAAGAGAGGTAACGACATGGCAACAATCACGCCCCGCGAAAAGAACACGGCGTCGCGCAAGCCTGCGCAGGCAAAGCAGCCGGAAATCCCGGTAGAACTGATGAACGCCGCACAGCCGCCCACCCAACCGCAGCCAGAAATCCCGGAAGCGGCCGACGGAGCTGACGCTGTGAAGCAGGCGCTTGCGAGCAACGACCTCGTCCGTTTTTATGTCCCGCAAGACCCGACCAACGGCGACCGCATGTTCTTCGAACGCTCGATCAACGGACACATTCTGCGGCTCAAGGCCGGAACGGTTATGGAACTCCCGCTGTGGCTGGTTGAGTTCATCGAGAGCCGCTTGGAGATTCAGCGTCTTTCGGATGTCGAGTACGAAGCGTACACCAGAGAATCAGGCGTAAAGATCGGATAAGCGAGGTGGTGGCATGACTTGCACAGAAATCGTCGTCGCGGCGCTTGATCGTCTCGGACGAGGGACAGACGACCAGACCGTAGAAAACTATTGGGCGACCTTCCTGCAATACGCAAACAGGGCAATCCGGATCATCGCCCGCAAGTACAAGGCATGCCGCAAGGAGACCGTCCCGCTCACAGACGGCGTGTTTTCAACCGACCAGCTTGAGCGGGAGTGTGTCAAAATCGTCCGTGTTGTGGCAAACGGCCAGAGCGTCGGATTCGAACAGGACGTGGACGGCAGCGGGGAATTCACCTGCAACACGACCGCAACGGAGGCTACCGTTTACTATCGGTTCCTGCCAAAGCTCGTCGTGTCGCACATCGAGGAGCCGGAACTTCCACGGCACATGCACGAGCTCATTACACACTACATCGTCGCCTGTGAACGCTGCGGCGGCGACCCGGATACACAGGGGACGTCCTCCGCAGACTTTGAAATCTTCAACTCGCTGGTCGCGGCTATCGAGAGCTGCAAGCTCGGCCAAGCCAGCGCGTATACACTCGACAACTACTGAGGCGGTGCGCCATGTTCAACTTCCAGATTCAAGAGTTCTTCGGCATCCAGCAACAGGCAGACGGGGCGTTGCTCCCGTCTGGCTCTGCGCGCGACTGTCGCAACATGTCCACGCTCGACGGCAACCTCACGGTCGCGAACGGGTATGTGCGTCACCTTGCATCACCCTTTCCGGGAGAGGATCGCGTTCTCAAGCTGATCGTCGCCCGCGCCGCGGAGCCGAAGTTCTACGTTGTTACCGCGTCCTCGATTTACGCGTGCGGAGCGGACGGGACGTGGCGCACGATTCACACCTTTGCCGACGCGCTACAGGCCGGTCAGGTGGATTACCTGCAAACGCAGATTGCCACCGACGACTGCATTGTCGTTGCAACGGGGCGCGGGCAAATGCTCAAAATTCGCATTGCCGACGACGGCGTAGAGCCGTTCGGAACGGGAGCGACATCGTTCGATGGGACTGTAAAGGCGTATAACGCGGAAACGCGAACCGTCACGCTTTCCGCAGCTCTGTCAGACGACGCGCTTCGCCATGCGCCGATTGACGGCATCACCATCGGCGAGCGCTGGTATGACGTGGAACGTGCAGCGGACGACTATGTTGTTGTCGGAACGGTTCAGGAAACCGCGCCCGCAGTTGGCGAGCCTGCGAGCATTCGCGGCGGCGGATCAAACGCACCGTGCAACTATGTTGGCATGTACTACGGTCGCTTGTTTGCTGCAGGCGATCCGACCGCGCCGTGTCGCCTGTACTGGTCAGCCGTTCCCGGCGACGGACGAACGGTTGAGGACTGGTTAAGCGTTGACGGCAGCGCGGACGCTTCCGGCGGCTTTGTCGAGGTCGGCGACGCATCCGGCGACGCGATCACCGGCCTTGTGTTTCTTGACACGCAAATTCTGGTTTTCAAGCGCTATTCCGTGTATCGCTTTTATGGGAACCGCCCGGCGAACTTCACGCTTGAGCGCGTGGAAAACTTTTCTGAGCAGATGTCGAACGCCTCTGCTGTCGTAAAGTACAATATCCCGTACTGGCTCACTGCCTCCGGCCTGAAATATTACGACGGAACCGGAATTCTCCCCACGAACGACGGCGTTCGGCATCTGCATAGATTCTTACAATCGATTGACAGCGTTCTTTCTTCGAAGGGCGTACATAGTGATAACGTCGCGTATTTTTCCTGCAAAGTGAATCCGGAGGCCGCTTACGACGACACCGTGATTGTTTACGACATTGCGCGCCAGTCCTACACGCTGCGCGACGGCTTTGAGGTCGCGGACATGGTGCAGTATGACGGACACATTTACCTCGTCAACGGGAACCGGTACGTTTACGAGTTCAATCGCGGAGACGACTACGATGGCGTTCCCATCCCCGCATTTTGGGAGACGCAGCACACCGACCTCGGCTCAAAGCTGTACAAAAAGCAGATCGCCGACGTTCTGATGCGTGGTGGCGGCGGCGACTTCAAACTGTCTGTCACCGCAGGCGGCGTAACGCAGACTGAACCGCGGCGCTGGGTTGCTACCAGAGACGGCGAGGTTTTGGACGTGCAGATTCGTATCGACCTCGCAAGCTCGTTCCACATTCGGATTGAAAACCAAGCCGGTAGCCGGTTCCACATCGACGGCGGTTTGGACGTTTTGTTTGGGAAGGAGATGAAGGTGCGATGAAAGCATTAAACAACATCCAGCTACCGCGCACCGCAGCTCTGTCTTCGCCGTCCGGCCAGTCCGAGCGCATAAACCAACAGCGCCTGAACGAGAACTTCCAGATGATCTCCGAGGCGTTTTACGAAAACGAGGCTCGCATGGCCGCGCTTCCAAAAGAAATCCTTGCGCAGATGCTTGTGCCCAAGGCTTACGTCGCGAGCGCAGGAAGCGACGGCGTGTGGACGTGGCGCAAGTGGAATGACGGAACGATTGAGGCGTGGGAGAAAACTTTTGCGGCACAAAAGACGTGCGACACAGCGGACGGTTCGCTGTTTTACGGCGAGATGGCCGTTTCCCTGCCCGACGGTCTGTTTTCAGAAATCCTGTCCGTTGGCGCAACGCCCATCAGCGCTGCCGGGGTGCTTGCGACCGTCACCGGACTGTCTGCATCCGAAATGACGGTTCGGCTTTACACGACCTCGGCAACAAACGCAACGGTAGAGCTTGGCTTGTATCTGTATGGAAAGTGAGGACGCAATGGTTAGAAAAGTATTCAACATTCAGCTCGACCTAAAACAGGCGAGCACGAACCCACGCATGATCGTCGTCGGCGGGGACACGGCAAACTTTTTCCTCGTCACGCTGACAGACGATGGAGAGCCGGTAGACCTGACGGATTGTCGCGTTATCGCTGTCTTTTCCACTTCTGCGGGACTTGCCGCACAGGACGGCGGCTCCGACGAGGGTGGGATATCGATTGGCGGCTTGTACAACAACGAGATCACCATCGAGCTGTTCAACGGCTCGTATTCCTATGACGGGCTAACGCAGTGCGAGATTCAGGTTTACTCCGGCGAGGACTTGTCCACACTGGCGACGTCCGCGAAGTTCTCTTTCCGGGCAAACCGTCCCATCCTGAACGACGAATCCATTGTTCAGACGCGAGAGTTTCCGATCCTTACCTCTCTGATTTCCGAGGTGAAAGAGCTTCGCGACGCCTACAACTCGATCATCAAGGAAAACGGCGACATGACCATGGAGGTCTACGACGTTGACGAAAACGGGATCGTAGACGACGCGGAGCGGCTTGGCGGGGAACTTCCGGAACACTATGCTACGTCGGAGGGTGTTGCTGCAATTCAAGACACTATCTCCACTCTTCGTGTTGACCTAGATGCGGTCGGCGAGGTCGTCGAAACGCTCACCCCGGACGACATCGGCGCGGCCTCACTGGACGAGTATGGCGCAGTACCGGGCACTCAGAATTTTAGTCATATGACTTGGTTCTCTGACGAACAAAGGACTTTGCAGCAGAGTGATGCAGGTCGTACTTTGATGCCATACGATTCAGACAACCCGGGCAAAGCATACACAATTAACATTCCGGCAAATAGCGATGTTGAGATTAACCGAGACGCCGAATTTGCCGTCTTTCGTTATTTTGAAGGTACTATCACAGTCGTTCCTGCGTCTGGCGTAGGGCTTCGGTATATCGGCGTTGATGACAGCAGCATCAATCGTCCGATACGGATCGCCAACAGATACGGCATGGTCGCATTGAAAAAAATATCTAACACTGCTTGGATCGTCACAGGCGATATCGAGGAGGCGTAAACGGCATGATTTATGTATTAAGCGGCGGTGGCGGTCTTAATTTCAAGGTCGTGCAGTACAGGACAGCACCAGCAGAGACCGACACGGCAGCGGAAAACACCATCGCCGTTGTGACGGATACGCCGGTTTCGGATTGGATCATGTCAGCAGAACAGCCAGCGGGCGCGGATGGGCTTGTCTGGATTGAAGTTGCGGCTGAATCCGATGTGGCGTTTTTCGCTGACAAAAAGCAGCGGGTGAAGCTGTATCCGAAAAGTGTCAAGCAGTATGTTGGCGGGGCTTGGTCGAACAAAGAAGCGTATGTTTATCAAAGCAGTTCTTGGGTGCATTTTTCTTCCGTAGAGATTTTGCTTTATTCTAACGGTGATGAATGTACGGCTGTTACTGGTGGATGGGAATCTGCCTATGCAAGTGGTGATTATTACAATGTAAAAGGTACTTTTACCAAAAACGAAAATAGTATAACGATTAATGCATCTGGCGATAGATACGTAATTTTTGCAAAAACAGCAAATAAAATAGATGTTTCTGACTTTAAAACCCTTTCAGTTATGACATCAGCGGCTAAGGGATTTGGATTTGGGCTGCATGACGGAACAAACTGGAATGTGCTTTCTGGGTTTGTGTCTTATGCATCGACATCAGAAGCCGGCACAGACTCATTGGATATTGCGGGGATTACAGGAGAATATTATATCGCTCTTCGCGTTGCTGCAGGGAATAGCGGCACATGTACGGAAGTAAAATTGTTACCAGAATCGCCGTTTGTGCGTTTGTACTATTATAACAATGGCGTATCGGTAATAGACTGGACGATTGACGCATCTGCGCGGATTGCTTTCGGGGAAACGTCCATTGTCAATTCGGGAATTGGCGCTGACGGGACGTACATGTTTTTCCACAGCACGGAACGTGTCGATGTGACAAACCTGACAAGCGTCAACTTCCTATGCGATCATGCAATGAACAGCGGTTCTGGTTTGGCTTCAGGATATCGCTACTTTGGGTTGTCTTCCACTGGCGGGACAAGCGCGGAGGTTCAAGTCAACTTGAATCCAACAACAAGCGAAAACGGAACTAGAATCTATTCTTTGGACGTATCCAATTTAGAGGGTGAATATTACATCATATACGCCTATTACAAGCCCGGCGGCGGGTATAATTTGGGTACTGTAACCATTTATGAGATTTACGGGGTGCAGTAATATGACTGTTTACATTGATTCGGAATTTAAGTGCCACACGGAACAAGCAGAAGGTTTGACCGCCGTAGAATCCACCTTTTTTGATGGCAAGTGCAAGACCTTCATTGAAGGATATCGCTTTGTCCCGGCTGGCGAATCTTGGACAAGGGAAGATGGCGTTGTCTTCACGGGCGAGATGATTGCGCCGTGGAAGGATTACAGCGCACTTGCGGCGGCGCAGACGGGATATGAGGAAGCGGCGGCAGAGATGCAGGACATGCAGGATGCGCTCAATTTGTTGGGGGTGAATGCGAATGGGTAAATGGTACGAAGCGGCAAAGCCCGTGCGGGCGACGATGGACAAGGCGGGCGGGTATCTGACCGATCAGGAGGCGTCTGCTGTTATCAGCCTGTATCCCACGATGCAGTTCGACGGCAGTCTGATCCCCGCCGGGACGCGCATCCAGTGGGACGGGCAGATCAAGCGCGCGGCGGTCGATCTCTGGGACAGAGAGGAAAACACGCCGGACGCAGCGCCGGCGCTCTGGTCGAGCATCGACTACCGGGACGGCGTGCGCATCATCCCGGAGGTCATCACGGCAGAGCTGGCCTTTTCGCGCGGCGAACTTGGCTGGTGGGCAGGGACGGTCTATGAATCCCTGCTCGATGCGAACACATGGACGCCGGAGCAATACGCAGACGGCTGGAAAGCCGTTTCCTGACAACGAAAGGAGTGCTTTGAATGGCTACGAGCAATCAAACCACAACGACCTCTACGACGACTTCCGGCGGTTCCGGAGGCTGGTCGTCCTCCAACAAGCGACTAGATTCCCTCTATCAGACCGCAATCAAGACGCTTCCGGCAAACGAGATCGAGCGCGCGGTCATCTCTACCCCGGAGATGTCGCTTTCCAGCATCACGGAGCAGGTACGTTCCTACCTGCAACCGCAGTACGAGGAGTCTGTGCGGAAGCGGCAGGCGCAAACAAAGCAGTACAAGGCCGACATCGACGCAGACGCTTACAGCCGCGGCATGGGCGCAAGCACTTGGGTCACGGACAGCAAAAACCGGCAGCTCGCCGCGGAAGCGTCCGACATTGCGAGCCTCGGAAGCTCGTACAACGCAAACCTCGCGCAGAACGTTGCAACGCAGTACGAGAACTATTTGAACCGCAAAGCATCCGTTGACGAGATCAATGCAGCAAACCAGATCGATGTTGACAAGTGGAACTCGCAGGTGCGAACGGCGCTGGAACAGCTTGCCTACGAGCGTGCCTTGGAGGAATACAAGCGCGGCGGTGGCACATCCTCTGGCGGCGGCTCATCGTCCGGGAGCGGCGGGAGCAGCGGAAGTGGAACGCCGAACAGCGACGGCATCTCCGTCAACATCGGAACCCTTGACGACTACAAGAACTCGCTCAAATAACCCTGCGCAAAGGAGAACCGCATGAGCATCAGAGACAACGGGCGAAAGTACAAAGAGGAGCAGGAAAAGACGCAGCAGAAAGCGCCATCTTGGGAGCAGAACATCCCGGAAGCGCAGCAAACGCGCGTATCTCCGAAACCGAAGCAGCCGTCCGAGAAACAGAACATCCCGGAGATCATGCAGACGCGCAAGCCCAAGGCAAAGGCCGCGATGCCCTCCGCCAAGCCCAACACACCATCTGCAAAACCGAGCACCCCTTCCCCGAAGAAGATCGCGCAGGCCGAGGCGGTTGTCAATCAGCGAAAGCAGGCGGAAGCTGAGGCGGGTCGGGAACGCTCCCGCGTCCTTGCGGACTTCGCAACAAGCCCCGCAAAAGGCTGGATTTATACGGTTTCGTGGAACAACGGCGAGACCTCGAATCTGAACAAAGAGGCCTACGACGCGGTTATGAACGAACCACAGCCTCCGTCGCTCGTAAACGCATGGTGGGCTGGCGACGAGGAAACCGGCGAATCTCAGCAGCTTCGCGACCGCAAGGAATACACCATCCGTCACGGCGAGAACACCTATACGCTCTCGCAGAAAGAGGTTGACTTAATCGCCGAAGCGCATCGTGAGAGTTGGGCGGACTCGTATGACGGCGACGACGAAGACCAAGCCCGTCGCATGCGCGGAGAGATGCCGCGATCCTATGAGCGGTGGTACACGACAGAGCTGGACATGCAGCTCAAGTCGCTCGGCTTGCCGTCGTCCCGCTATCTCGACCGCTACGTTGTGTCGCTTCGGGAGCAGCAGGCCGAGCAGCAGGCGCTTGAGGAGAAATACAATGCGCAGGTTTCTCGCGTAGACGAGTTCTACAAGGCCGTCGCGCAGGAGTGGGGCGCGCTGGAGGAGCAGGGCTACGTTGACCCCGACGCAGCGTACACGCTTTCTGACGGAACGGTCAGCACGGTTAAGAATGCGCGGGAGCGTGTGTATTTCGATCTGCTGAACCGTCCGGAGTGGTCGGACGTTTGGATGCTTTCTGGCGACTCTCAGGAACCCATCGACCCGGAGAAATACAAGGACGACTATGTCGGATATCAGGAGGCATTAATCCGTCAGCAGCAGAAAGAAAAGGCGGCGGCGGAAAAAAACGTCTACTCCGTCAACGTGTCTTTTGATGACTTCGCGAATCGGCTTTATGCTGGCTATCGAGTCAACTACATGAACCAGCGCATTGTGGACAAGGCCACGGGAAAGCCCACCACGCGAGGGCATGCGTTGAACAAACTTCTGCGGGAGGAACAACAGGCAGAGTGGCAGGAGACATACGGTTCCATCACCACGCGAAAGGCAGCACGGCAATGGGTAACCGACCACGCCGACGAGGGGCTTGTTCAGGTCTTGCGAGACATGTCGGAAAACGACGTTGCCCCCGATCAACTGCGGCAGGCGAAGAACGCGGCGCTTGAAATCGCGAGAGACCGAGGCGACCGTGAACTTGTTCGCGAGATCAAGGACGCATACACCGAACTCATCGCCCCCGGCAGCCTTGACCTTGACGCGCTCGTAGAAGAATACGAGGCGGGCGAGGCATCGACAATGACGGTCGATCAGGCTGCGGCGCGTTTCATGAGCGGTTTGGAATACGATGGCTCCGGCAAGGTTACGTCGGAAAGCATTTCCGCCGCCGTTGCAGCCCTCGCAGAAGATGGTGCAACCGCAGGCGTGATCGAGCAGGGCGTGAAAAAAACCTTGGCCGGATTGTCCCGCGCCGGTTCGTACACGGGCGCTTTGTCCGACGTTGAGGACGCAATCCTTGCTGCGACGAGCGACGAGCTCTCCGCCTATGACGCAGTGCAGTCGTCTCTTTACGCAGCAGACCTAAAGCGCCGAACGGAGATTGCGAGCCTTGCCAGAGATCGTCTGACCGAGAACGGTTACACCCCGTTCCAGATCGATCAAGCGTTGTCCTCGAAGGGCTGGCAGGACACGATATCTCCGGAAGCGCGGGCTGCGCACTACTTTGCGGAACGCGAGATTCTTGAGCGCGTCCAAGAGAACGGAGACGCGGAGAAGTTTGCTTCCATGACGGATGCGGAACGGCTCGCCTATGGTCAGGCGCAATGGGACGCGCTTTCCGCCTCCGAACGCGAGGCGTACGTCGAAAACTTCACGCAGATGGCGGACTTCAACCCGGAGCTGAACCGCAGTTACGAACAACAGCTTGAGCAGCAGTTCGTCGGCGTGTTCACGCGGGTCATTGCCGGTCTCATGAACAGCGGCGTAAATCTGGCGGACACGATCGTAAACGCTGTTGACGATCTTCCCGCAAGCGCGATTGCGCAAAGGGCTCGAACTCGCGGGGGCACAGCATTTGCGGACATGATCGCCCAAAGATTCGACGGTCGCACTGATAGATGGGCGGCGTCCGAGACACTTTCCGAGCTGAACAAGCACGCGAACCTGTACGGCAAAGTGAACGCGCCTGACATCGGCTCCAAGCTGATTTCGATTGGCTCTGACATCGCGACCGAAGTCATCCGCATGCAGACGCTTGGCGCAGCAGGAGGAAGCCTCACCGGATTTCTTCGCGCCAAAACCGGCATCAACATCGTTGCGAACGCCGCAGGCACGTCCGCCGCAGCGGCAAAGGGCTTGCGCCTGATCGAAAAAGGCGTGTCGAGCGCCCCGTTTATCGGCGCTTCCATTGGCAGCTATTTCGACGAAGCAATCCAGAACGGCGCGACTTATCGCGAGGCCACGAACCACGCACTCGTTTGCGGCGGCATCGAGGGCGCATTGGAAGCAATGGGCTTCGACAACTGGGTCGGTCGCGGTCTCGGCGGCAGGAAGATCGCGCAAAAGCTCGCGCAGGGTGGAACGCAGGCCATGCGAAAGGGCTTGCAGACGCGGGCAAAAGTTATATCCTTGGTTTCCAGCGCCATCGGGAACGGAATCGAGGAGCCTATTTCTTACGCGGCCTCCACCTTCATGCAGCAAAAGTTCAATCCGGACGCAGAATTCTCGTGGAAAGAGGCCGCAGACAACGGCATCATGGGTCTGCTGATCGGTGTTGCGGGTTCTTCGCTCTCTATGAGCAGCGTAACCAACTCTCGCATCGCCGCAGAATACGCAGCAAAACACGGCGCGTCGTCCACCACGCTGGACATTATTCTCGCGGCGAATCAGGCCGAGATGATGACGGAGCAGCAGCGCAGGCAGCTTTCTGCCAACGCTGCGCCGATGTCCAAGCGAGACTATGACGCAGCCATGTTCGACATCCGACAGGCCGAAGAGGGCATCCGGAGCGCAAATGATCGTTACAATGCATTCCTTGCGGAGACGGATGCAGACATCAAGGAAAAGACCGACTCCGCAGCGCTTCTCATGCGGCGGGCGCTTGCGTACTCCGGCGACGGAAAAACCACAATATTCTCGCAGGTGCAGGAGGCACAGCGCATTTTGGACGAGGCGACGCGCAAGCGTGATGCAAGAGAGCCGGAGATGCGCAAAGCCCGTGACATCTCCATCGAGCAGAACAACCGCGCCGCCGAAAAGGCACGGGAGAAGATCGCCTCGCACTTCGTCGCCATGAGCAATCTGTTCCAAGAGGATATCGATGCAATGCGCGATTCCCTTGGCGCGGAGAACTTCGACAGAAACGCGCGGGCGGCACAGCAAGCTGCTTTTGGCGACCTTGACCTGCAATACACGAGCGACACGCCCGACTGGAACGCCATCGATGCGGACGCGCAGGCACTTGCGGAAGCGGACGAGGCTTTCACGCGGCGTGACGAACTGAACGCGCGGGCGCAGGCTGTGCTTTCGATGACCGAGGACAAGATGCGTCATCTGCGCGCAGGAACGCTCATCGACTACATCAACGCGCAGGTCGAACAAGCGCGACAGGAAGCCGTTGCGCAGGCCGAAACGAGCGCGCAGTCACAGGCGACAGACGAACCCGCGCCCGTTCTCTCGCAGACGGAAGCCTCCGTTGCAGAGGTGATGCAGCCCGATGCAGAAGCGCAGGAAGCGACGGAGCTCCCGGCGCGCGTACCGATCGGCGACGACGACGCAATGCGCATAACACAGCTAGGCCAGCAGCTCGGTCGTCCGGTCGCCTTTGTTGACGGGCTGCCCGACTGGGAGGACGGTTATTTCGAGAACGGAATCCTCTACATCAACCGAAACCAGCGTGTGGCAGACGGCGACGGCTACCGCGCAATGGTCTACCGCGTATTCACGCACGAGCTCACGCATGCGTTGGAAGGTTCGGCGGCATACAATGCGCTCGCAAGATTTGCTGTCAAGCAGCTTGTCGCAGAGACGGGCGTAAAAGAAAACGACCTGTACGAAATCAAGCGGCGGGCATACGCAGACATGTCGGGCGGAGAAGTCCTTCTCGATCTTGGTGCGGCGCGCCGGGAGATCGTGGCAGAGTGGGCAGCGGAGCATCTCCTGCGGGACGAGTCGTCGATCACGAAGCTCGTGCGCGAGCAGTCAGGCGTAGCGGGGCGCGTCATGAACTGGGTGCAGTACCAGATCGCAAAACTCGGCCTGCGCAAGACCCCGGAGAACGCGGAGGCGCGCATCCTGCTCGAAGCCGAGCGCCTGTATGCAAAGGCGTTCGCCAAGAGCGGCACAAAGCCCAGCGAAGCAATGCGGCAGTATGCGGTTGACACACGCGGAAGGCCGTATTATGATGAGACCGAAGCGTTGCTGCATCAGCAGATTACCGTTGGGAAGAAGCGATACCCCGATCTTCTCATGGCTGCCAAAAAGAACAACGTCCGAAGGCAGCGAGAGGACGGCAAGCGCAAGTTGGATGCCGTGGAATTCGGGAACACACTGTATGCATACATGAATTTCGACGAGACGCAATACGACGTTGATCTGATTTTTGTGAAAAAGGCAAGGCTGGGAACACAAAAAGCAGCAGAATTGCAGGAGGAAGTAGACAATGCAGTCAGAGCCCAACCAGAGTATACAGAGACGCCTTATGAACGAACTGCGGGGGAGAGGAACCAGAACGGCGTTGAATCTCGAAGTGATCGACCTGTGCGTGGAATCGGCGGAACGGAGCAGGCAGCTCTTGGCGTACGTTCAGCAGGAACCGGATTTGACGGAAATGAAGATTCTCCGCAAGGCGCAGGAACTGCACAGAACGATTCCCTTGACCCCGGAGGAAGAGGAGGAGAACCGACCGGAGGACGAGGACTGACGGACGACACGGAAAGCACCCAACCGGGTGCTTTTTCTTCCCGCCGAAACTCCGTCGCCACGCCCTCATGGGACGAGCTGATCGCGCGGTACGGCGCGCATCCGCAGGGCATGGAGCCGCGCGGAAGCGACATGCAGACCCCGCGTCGCATCAGCGGACGCGAAGCGACCAGCCGGTTTGTGCGATCGGTTCTCGAAAGCCCGCAGATCACCGACGACATGCGCGCCACCATTCAGGATGCGGTCGCAAACGGTGACTTCGGAACGTATACGCCGCAGTCGAACGCGAGCCTGTTGGACAAAGCACAGAACAAGATCGCTCAGAACCTCCCGGATGCGGCCAAAACGTTCCGCGAGGAAGTCAACACCGGCAAGGTGAACGCGGAAACCATCGCCATGGGCGAACAGCTCCTTGCGGACGCGTCTGCCAAGGGCGACACGGCGACCGTGCTTGACCTGTGCGCGTCGCTGTCCATCGCCGCAACCGAGGCAGGGCGCGCGACGCAGGCGTTCGCCATGCTGAAAAACCTCGGCGGCGTGGGGCAGGCGTACTATGTCACGCGGGCGGTTGAGCAGATGAACCGAAACGCCTACGCCAAAGCCATCAGCGAAGGGCGCATGGAGGCGCTGCAAATCGACGAAGCCCTGCTCGACGATCTGGCGCGCGCCAAAACAGACGACGACGTTTCCCGCGCCATGGACGCGATCTGTCAGGACATCGGCAGTCAAATCCCGCCGTCCCTTTCGGATCAGCTTTCCTCGTGGCGATACCTTTCCATGCTCGGTAACCCGGTCACGCACATTCGCAACATGACGGGCAATGCGGCAATGTCCGGCCTGCGCGGCGTGAAGGACGCGCTCGCCGCGGGCATTGAGCGTGCATTCGTCAGAGACGCGTCGCAGCGCGCACACGCCGTTTACAGCAAGCGCGGGCAATCCGACCGCGCGGCTCTCGCCGCAGAGATGTTCGACAAGTACCGGCAGGACATCGCCAACGGCGGGCGGCTCGGATTCGAGCAACTGATTCAGCAAAACCGCAAGCACTTCAATTCGGAGACGCTTGACGCGCTGTCGAAGTGGAACTCCGGCCTGTTGGAATCGGAGGACGCAATCTTTATGCGCGGCGCGTTCGAGTCCGCGTTCACGCAATACCTTGTCGCGCAGAACATTGATCCTGCGGCGATCACGCCGGAGCAGGAGGGTGCGGCGGCGCGGTGGGCAATCGACGAAGCGCAGCGCGCGACCTTCCGCGACGCAAGCGGTCTTGCGAGTTGGTTAAGCCAAACCGCAAACAAGGGCGCTGGGTATCGCCTCGCCGTAGAGGCCGTTATGCCCTTCAAGAAAACGCCGATCAACGTGCTAAAGCGCGGTATCGACTACTCGCCAATCGGTGTCATTGAGGGCGCGTACATGGCCGTCGCGGGCGCAAAAAATGGTCGCTACACGCCCGCGCAGGCGGTTGACCGCATCGCCTCCGGCCTGACGGGAACGGCGCTTATGGCGCTTGGTGCGACGCTCTCCCGCCTTGGCATCCTGCGCAGCAGCGGCGAGGAGGACGAGACATACGAAACCTTCCTGCAAGGCACGGGCGCGCAGACATACTCGCTGAACGTCGGCGACCTGTCCATCGGAATCAGCAACATTGCGCCCGCATCCATCCCGCTGTTCATGGGCGCAACGCTCGCAGAGGGACTGAGCGTGGGCGACGGCTCGCTGATGGACGTGTTCACGGCGCTCGCAAGCGCGGCAAACCCGCTCATGGAGATGTCGTTCATGTCTTCGCTCAACGAGGTGCTGAACTCGTACTCGGAAAACAAACTGGTTGATGCAGGGCTTTCTGCAGCAAAGAACTACGCCTCGCAGTACCTCCCGACCATCGGCGGAAAGGTCGCAGACTTTGCAGACCCGGTGAAGCGCACAAGCGCAGGCAGCGCGACAAGCCCGCTCAAAGGGTTTGACTCCTATTTTCGCGGTCTTGCCCGGAAGGTTCCGGGGCTGTCGTCGGCAATCCTTGAACCGTCTATCAACGTTAAGGGCGAAAAGACTGTCACGAGCTCCTTTGGCGAGTGGCTGTTGGACTTTGCGAACGGATTCGTTCTGCCGGTCAGCGTCAAGGTCAAAAACCGCGACGCGACCGACCGTGAAATTATGCGAGTGTTCGAGGCTACGGGCAACACGGACATCGTGCCAACCATGCCGCGGAAATATTTCATGGTGGACGGACAACGCGTCAACCTGTCTGCGAGCCAATACACGCAGTATGCGCAGGAGCGAGGGCAGGCCGTGTATGCGGCGATCAAGCAGTTGTTCAAGAGCAGCCAATACCAGAGCGGCGACGACGAAAAAAAGGCGGAGCTGCTCAAGAAGGCCATCGAGAGCGCGGAGAACACCGTGCTTGCGACTTGGAAAGAGAACCTTGCCGAGTAATCGGCGACACGACGGGGAGCGCGAAAGCGCTCCCTTCTGCATGGAGGAAAAAGCATGTCAGTATTGATCGTAGAAGCATACAGCGACGAGAACGGCAAGGCGCGCGGCGGGCAGCCGGGCGACCAGAACGGGAAGGAAATCCGTGTGCGGGAATGGTACGAGCGCGCGGACGGATGGGACGTATACCTCGAATGCACGGACGCGGCGCTTGCAGACCGCGCCGCAGAGATTGCGGAACGGATATCAGCGAACGCTGCGTTCGGGTATAACCAAGATGATAGATGGAGCGGACACAGGTCGATTCTGAAAACGGGCGACATCGATACGGCGGCGGGCGACTATGATTGCTCGTCGCTCTGCATATCCGCGTACATCCTCGCAGGGCTTGACGTCAAAGCCGAGGGTTACACCAAGAACATCGAGCGAATTCTGGTTGATACCGGAAAGTTCCGCGCCTACAAGGACGCGGCGCACACGAGCAGCGCCGACCTTGCAAAGCGCGGCGGCCTGTACCTCGCCGCAGGGCATCACGTCCTGATGGCTTTGGAGGACGGCGAGGCCGCAGGAACGCCCGAACCGGACAACGGGACAAATCCCCTGCCGGAACAGACGGACGGCGCACGGGTCGTCTCCAAGGGCTCTGTGCGGGTGCGGGACAAGCCCATCGACGGCAAAGTGATGACGACGCTGCACGACGGCGAGAGCCTGCCGTATCTGTCTACATGGCATCAGGTGGACGTGGACGGAAAGCCGGGATGGATTTCCGGCAAGAGCAAGTATACGGAGGTGCGGGAATGACAACGGACGCGATCTGGGGTCTTGTCATCAGCGGCCTTGCGCTTGTGTTTTCCGCGCTCGCGTTCCGGCGCAACAGCTCGAACGACGAAAAGCAGAGCGCACAGCAGCAGGGCGCAGTCCTGACCGAGCTTGGCTACATCAAGAGCGGCGTGGACGATATCAAGGCGGAGCAGAGAGAACAGCGGAAGATCAACAGCGAGGTCAGCTCCAAGCTCTCCGCGCTGGAGGCCTCTACCGTGCGCGCACACGCACGGCTGGATCGTCTCGAAGAACACGAGGACAGACAAAAAAAGAGTTAGGAGGAAAAAACACAATGAAACCCGATTTCAAGACTTGGTTTAAGGCCGCGGGCATCCGCGCAATCAAGACGCTTGCGCAGACCGCCGTTGCCACCATCGGCACGAGCATGGTGCTTGCGGAGGTGGACTGGATCATGGTTGCATCCGCGTCCGCCCTTGCGGCGGTGCTGTCGCTGCTGACCAGTGTGGCCGGCTTGCCGGAGCTGGAAGAGTAGACCTTGACGAAAAGAGCCGAAACGGATAAACTTGGACATTGAGCAGGAACAGCTCGGAACGGGCGGTTGGTCATCTCCGAAAGGGGGTGACGCCTATGGTGACCTACGATTCGCTGTTTGCGTTTTGTCTGGTACTGATAGGAATCGTTGCTTTGTTTCAAAGCAAGAAATAACCGCCCCCAAGGCAAAGGCAGCGGTTATTTCTGTTAAAGTAATCGACTGACCAACCGTCTAACCGATTGTTCCTGCTCTTATTATATCCAGAGCGCGAAGATTTTGCAAGGAGGATCATGGACAATTTTAGCATCGAAGTCGTGGAAGAAATGGCGCGGCAGGCGAACGAGAAGATCAAGGCAGCCGAGCGGCGTGCGGAAAATCTCCGTCTATTATCCGGTTTATTGGCGGCATGCCTTATCGCGAGCATCATTGTGTTGGCGGGGGTGCTGTCATGAAGGAAAGCGACGTGAAGCGCTTCCTGCGCCTGCCCTGCCCGGAGGTGATCCGCCTGTATGTCTCCTATGGGAATCTGACGCACAAAGAGGAAAAAGCCGTCGATCTCTGCATCCGCCACGGCTACACGCAGGCCGAAACGGCGGAGATGATGGATTGCAGCGAGGACAGCGTGCAGAAGCATTGTAGCGCCGGCTTGAAGAAACTGGCGGCTGCATGGAACGGCAATTTTGTCGTAGAACGGCTGCTGAAATAGCAGCGGAAAATATCAGGAATATTTGCGGGCTTTGCCGATGGAGCAGAGCCCGCTTTTTTTGTATGCTATCACCAGAACGAGCGCTCGTTACTACTTAGACAAGGAGTAACGAAACAAATGGAATACGCATCCAACGGAAAAGGGAATGCCGCCCTCACAACCGGCATCATCGGCACGGCAGGCGTTGGCCTGAGCATGCTTGGTGGACTTCTCGGTGGCGCGGGTCGTTCTTGCGATTACGGCCACGGCGACCACATTGCCAACCGCTACGAGCTTTCGCTTTCGCAGGAGCTCGCGACGGAGCGTTCGCGCAATGCGCTGCTTGAGGCGAACATCTACAACGATCAGAAGATGCTTGAGCTGTACCGCTATGTGGACAGCAAGTTCGAGCGCATGGAGCGCAAGATGTGCGAGCAGGACGTGTTCAACGCGCAGCTCGCCTCCGGCCTTGGCAGCGTGTCTCGGACGGTCTCCGGCCTGACCAAGACGGTGATCCCGATTGAGAGCATCTGCCCGGATGTTATGCGGAGATACAACTCTTGGGTGGCTCCGACGGCGGAAGCTGACGCGCCCGCCGCGTAACGAGCGGAACGTGGGGAGGGGTTCTCCCTCCCCGCAACACAACCAACAGGAGGATGACGCATGATCTCAATGGAACAATTCAAGCGCGGAGCCGATGCGTTTTTCACCCGCGAGGTTTTCCCGAAACTGCCGGATGGAAAGCGGTTTCTCGCCGCGTTCGGTCTGGCGCTCATGATCGACGACATCGCCGATGTGCCGCTGCTACACACCCTCGGCCTTGTGGATGCGAACGGCATGCTGGACGTGGACAAGGCGCGCAGCGCCGCGCACAGCGCATTGAACGTCGCGCCGCTCGTGGTCGATCTGCCCGTTATAGGCACGATGACCTTTGGCGCGCCCGACATTGACAAGCTCTACCAGCTCGTCAAGACCGCATAAGGAGGCCTCATGCAAGTGATTGAATACCTGATGGAACACATCGACGAGGAGTTGCACGACGCGCACGGTTACGCGGAAAAGGCGCTATCCTGCAAGGACAGGAACCCGTCGCTGTCGGACGCTCTTCACCACATGGCGCAGCAGGAATTGCAGCATGCCGGGACGCTCCAAGCACACCTGAAATCCGCGATCAGCCGCCACGAGTCAGAACACGGCGCGCTTCCGGAGATGACTGTCGCGCTGCTGGACTGGGAGCGCCACAAGGCGATTGAAAAAGAAACAGCTGTTCGAAAGATTCTCGACATGTACAAATAAAGAGAGCCCCCCCGCAAGGGGGGCTTTCTTCTTAAATCAACCCAGCGCGGGAGGCGTGGTAGATTACTATGCTCGTTGCTTTGTCCAGCCACAGGTAGAACGTCCGCTCCGCAATGCCGCAAGCCTCGCATATGCGTCTGCGCGCGTGTGCGTTTTGACTGCGCGGTCGTGGCTCGCCCGTCAAACAGAAGTTTCGTTCGAGAAGGTACGACAGCCCATACGGATTACCAGCGTCCAGCATTTCGCACTCCGCCCAAGCGTCCTCAATCGCCCGCACCCAAGCCATTGCTTCCTGTATGCGCGGCGGCGGGTCTGCGAGCATAACGCCCCCTCTTGCGGTTGGATCGCTTTTGTATCCTCCGTTCGTTACGCCCGGCTCGCTCATCCTCGCGCCCTGCCGCATCGCGGTTTCAAAATACTCGTCAACCTCCCGCTTGCAGGCGGCATATGAGAACAGCCGCGCATGCACATGCCTTTCTCGCTCTGTTGCCATCATCCGGCAAGCACCTCCAAGAGGATCGCGTTTACCGCCTCGTTCCTGCTCGCGTATTCTCCGCTTTCTACGGCCTCGTCCACAAGCGCCGCAATGTCTGTGCGCACACGAACGCTGACCGTGGACGGCTTTTTCGGCTTCCTCTGCGCGTCCACCTGATAGAGCACGCGCATCTCGTCATCACCATACACGTCTCCCGGCTTACATCCGAGGATCGCCGTTACCTCCACGAGCTTGTCCAGAGGCATGAGCGCAGCACCTTGGCACACGCGGGACAACTCGCCCCTGTTGACGCCCGCCGCGTCTGCAAGCTCATTCTGCTTCATTCCGGCGCGGGCTAGTTGTTTTTTCCAACCATTGAGAATCGTTTTTGCAACCTCCTTCGTCGCTTCAAAAATAAGGCCGTTGCAACTTGTTGCAACCTGCTTCGCCTCTTGCGGTCGCACAGTTTGCCGTCCGCGCCCACGCCACCCCTTAAAACGCCTCTCACGCGGTCAAAAGTAAAACTTCTCCTTCTCGCGGATATGAACCCACGTGCGCGGCGTTTCGCTGTATGCCTTTTGCACAACAAGTTCCACGATCTGCGAATCGTCGTCATACGCAAGCCCATTCAGGGCATCGCACACGGCCTTGGCAACGTTGTCTGCGTCTGGCTTGTGCGTGTATTGATCTTCTCCGGACAGAATCGCCTCTCGCCGTTTCTTGCTCACCGACTTTGGGATTGGGAATCCTGCAAATATGATCATCTGCAACGCGCCGTTGAGCTTCACGCCGCCCGCCTGTTGAAAAGACAGCCTGACGAGGTTTTCAAAAACGGCCGTTTTCTCCGGCGTGTACGTCTGCACGAACTTCCCTGCATTTCGGAAGCGCGGCCTGCCTTTCCCGACGGGTTTTCCAAGAACTTCAAACTCAATCTTTTTCTCCACGTCAACCCCTCCCGTCCATCCGCGCCCCGCAGTTGGGGCAATGTTTGTGTTTGAAGCTCTCGGGATGGTCGCATTCGCTACAGCGGTACAGGTAATACGTTGTTATGTTTTTAAACCCTACGTTAATCCACCGTGCCATCGTTTCTCCTTTCGCCGCAGCTGCAAAAATCGGTTTCTTCTTGCATAACATTAAATTCTTGGTGGTCGTTCCGTGGGTGCTGGCAATCTCCGTAGAACAGGTCGTAATGTTTGCATTCCTTACACCGCACCACCTCAACCACATCGGCGGTCGGGGATGCTTCGACAACAACACTCGCCCAAATATAGTCCTTAACAACTTCGGCTTTCCCTAAGTCACTATATTTCTTTGCGAATGAATCTAACTTGCTAACAAGCGCATCCGCATCAATGTATCTGGGCATCGTTAATCCTCCTTCGGCGGGTTTGGCGACAGCACCGCCGCGCTGCGTTTCCGTTGCCACTCCTTGAATCGCTCAATAGGGCAAGAGTATATGCGTGTGCATGGCATTTGCTCTAAACCACAAAAAGGGATACCGTACACTTTGACAACTTCATTGCATTTCAAGCATTCATTAACTTGCGGGTTCATCCATCATTCTCCTTTCGGCGGTTCGGACAGCGGCATCCAGTGGGTGATTCCGCTGTAAATCGTTTCCTTACTTCGCTCACCTCTGACAGCAAAACAAACAGCTCCATTCCTACCCGTGAACGAATATCTTCCTCGATAAACCTTGCCGTTCGTGCTCCCGAAGAACAGAACGATTTCTTTTTTATCCGGCAACCTCTCCCCCACGGGAATCCACCGCTGCACCGTCACGCCGTTTGCGATGAGGTGGTCTGCGACCTTTTCGGCGGCGTATGTAGTGATATAATAACTATTATCACCTTGTCCCGACTTCAACAACTCAATCAGCTTGTCTTTCATGCTCATTTTCCCACCTACACACATATCCCCGTCCGGATCAGCCAGTCAATAACGGCATCAATCATCCTGCACATCTTTTCGAACCTCCCTGCACACGCTCGTATATCGCAGCGGCACGCGATCCGCCTCCTTTTTCGTCTCGCCCTGCCATCGGTACGGACAACCCTGCACGTTGCATTGCAGGTGATCGCACACAACGCCGTCCTTCATTTTTCACCCTCCAATCCGAGCAGCCATGCCGGGGAGACGTTCAGGTGAACGCACAACTCAGCGACCGTGGGCACGGTCGGGAAGCAAAGTCCCCTTTCCCTCCCCCACACGCTGTCTCGCGAAAAGTACAGCAACTCCGCGAGCTTGCTCCGGGAGAGGCCGGCAGCTACTCGCGCTTCTTGAATTCTTTCCCCAAGCTCTTTTGCGGTCAACACTTCAATACTCCTTCCCGTGCTTGTATGGTCTGAATTTGTTGTACTCCATCTTCCGGGCTACAATGGCGCACGCGTCCAGCTTTTCATGCCCGAACCAGTCCAGTATGCGGATCAGACAATCCGCCATCTCCACGGCCACGCCCTCCGGCTTGCGACCGAGGAAGTTTTCCGGGTCTGTCTCTATCCGATTTTCCGCGACGACGTACTCCATGAATCCTCCGGAACGATCTTCTTCGAGCGCTTCGGAAAGTTCCGAGTGGCAGAGCGCGACGACTTCGGCAAAGGAGCGTTCCTTCTCCCACCACCCGTGGGCGACGGCGTTCTCGTGGATGAGATCGCGCAGGGTGTTCAGATCGGTCATGCCGCCGTTGATGGTGATGTAGTCTGCGAGTTTGTCGCGCTCGGCCTGCGCTTCGAGCAGCGCGAGCTGCTTGCTCTTGATTGCGTCACGCAGCGTTGCGTTCTCTTCGACAAGCTTTCTGCACTTTCTGCAAAAAATTCTGTTAAACAAAAGCATGTGATCTCCTTTCAGTCGAGCCGATAGGCTTCCTCAAAATTGGCGTTATAGAACACGAGCTTGCCGTCCTCTCGGCTGACGTACACGACGCCCGGCGGCACGGGGATCCCCGCATTTACTGCATCTGCTCACAAGTTCAGCGCCTCCTTTTCTTTCTGTCTTCGCACACGCATATATTCACGGCGATATGCGCGCAACCGTTCCTTGTTCGCCTCGTAGTACGCGCGCTGATAGGCGGCGATCTCTTCCTTGTTCGCCTCTCGGTACGCGCGCTGATAGGCGGCGATCTCTTCCTTGTTCGCCTCTCGGTACGCGCGCTGCTTGGCGGCGAGCTCTTCCTTGTTCGCCTCTCGGTACGCGCGCTGCTTGGCGGCGATCTCTTCCTTGTTCGCCTCTCGGTACGCGCGCTGCTTGGCGGCGAGCTCTTCCTTGTTCGCCTCTCGGTACGCGCGCTGCTTGGCGGCGATCTCTTCCTTGTTCGCCTCTCGGTACGCGCGCTGATAGGCGGCGATCTCTTCCTTGTTCGCCTCGTAGTACGCGCGCTGCTTGGCGGCGATCTCTTCCTTGTTCGC